CCGGATCCAGCTGGCCGAGAATGGGATCAGCCAGCGTCGGAGTCTTCGGCGCATTGGGATCGACAGGTTTCGGCTTGAACATATCAGCGAAACTGTCCAGCGGATTCATGGGGCCGCCGGCCGGAGCTTGCGCAGGTTGGCCGGGCATGGTGGCCGGGTTGGCAGCAGGATTTGCCGGACCTTGCATCTGCGCAGAGACGGGGCCAGCAACAGGTTGTGCGGGCTGTTGTGCAGGTTGTTGTTGCTGGGCTGCTTGTTTGCCAAAGATGCCGGGAAGGAAAGCCATGATACGTACTCCTTAAGTTTGTAGTTGCCCGTTAGGGCTCTTCAGAGGTTTGCGAATTTACGATTTCGAATAGCAACTCTTGGTAAGCTGCTACGTGGTTCTTGAGCCGTTCAAGCTCAAGGATTGCCTTCACTTGTGATTTGGGATCGTCGTGATAGGGCAATTCTGCATTCACCACTGCCGTCGCATAGGCTTCAATTTTGTTTTGAAGATACGCAAGGAAGAGCGGTGAAACTCCAAGTGCCATCTTCTCATCTTCAGGAGACATGCGAAGTTTGAGAAAGATGCTGGAAGTGTCGGGTTGGATGCTGTGTGTCATCAGATGTGTTTCCAAGTTTTGCGCGCAATAATACTGTAAATAGCATACTGAGACACCCCAAACTCCGCAGCCAGCTCGCGCTGAGACTCTCGTGTGCGGGACCTGATCTCAAGAACTTGCTGCTCAGTCAGTTTTACAGATCCATGCGCCGTGCCAACAGCTCGCACATCGCTAGCCCTGCCACGCTCGTGCATATCCTGCACATTGTCTGCTTGGCTGCCAATAACTAGGTGCTCTGGATTTACGCAAAGCCTGTTATCACATGTGTGTCGTACAACCTGACCTTTAATGTCTGCCAGTTCCAGTCCACGATTTTGACAATATACCAGGCGGTGGTGTAAGACTTGGGCGCCGTCTACGTACGCTACTCCATAGCCATGAGTCCCAATAGCGTAGTTTGTATGAATGCACGAAGAAGTCATAATATTAGGTTCCCGGCTGATTAGAAATTGCAGCTTGCGGTTGCGCGTTTTCCGCTGCCATGGTTTGCTGCATGGTCTGTATGAATTGTTGCTGCTGCTCAGGACTTCGCTTGAAATCTTCCATCCAGTAGGCTCCGCGAAGCTTGAACCAGTACAGCATCATCCCCATGATATCGTACTCTGTCGCCATTGTTGGCATTGCTTGTGCGGTTTGCACGAACACAGTCAAGAGGTCGGCATTCATCAGCTTGTCTGCAGGCAAATTGCCATCTGTCATCTTGAATTCTAGCATCGCCTTCCGCAGTTCCACAGGATCCACATCCACCTGCGTGCGCTCATTCCTGTTGAGAATCGTGCCGGCAGTTTGGAATTGCAGAGTGTTCGCCTTGACAGTTTCCTTGACTGGCGTCATGAACTGATGCTCAATGGCAAGCGAACAGAGCTGTTGACGGGAACTGCTGTTCGACATTGTTTCCGTGAACTCAGTCTTCGTCTTGTTTCCAGGCTGGAACTGGCCCCTGTCTACCTTGTTCTGGCCGGTGGCCTGATCCGCCATTGCACTAATCATTTCAGACATCTGGATGTTCGTGCCACTGTTGTCTTCCCGGTAGGGGATCTGATAGACAGCACGAGCAATGGCGTTATCGTCTTTGCCAATGTTCGCATTTCGCAGAGGGATGCGAGATACGGAGGAGACAGGATCAATGTCCTTCTTGTCAATCAGGCGAGGATTGTAGACAAGGCGGTCAAAGATCAGGCGGCGCTTGCTTTCCAGACTGACGTTCCACAGCGCACTCGACATGTCTTGGAACGGCAGCGCGTTGTCAAGCATGGACTGAGTCTGATAGCCAAGGCCATCTTCATACGGCTGCATGATGAAGCAGGGAAGATTGTCGTATGCAACGTTGAGTTCTTCAACGAAGATGACAGCCTGCCAGTTCACAAGGATGGCATGATACATTTTCACTTGATTGCCCCGCGCCCCGAAATCGGAAGGAAGAGCTCGGCAATAGAAGTGTGTCAGGACGTAATGATCTTTATAGGAGAGCTTGCTGTTTGAGGAGTTTGCAAGGCCCATCCACTGGCCCCAGTTACTACCACCGATGTTGGTGGTGCTGAGATCGAGATACTTGTTGATCTCAGGGGTGTAGTAGGCCATGGCACTGGATTCATCTTGGCCACTTCCCGCAAACTGAGAGTTAAAGGCCTCTTTGGCGCTGGTGGTTTTGTCACTGTCGAGGATGGACAGGAGGCGCTTCAGCTGCACCCGGGAGATAACTTCATTCCATCCGAAGTATTCTCCTTCCGCGTGGAGGTCAGCAGGAGCAACTGTCATGTCCATGAAGCAGTTGTAAGGGTCGATGCGCTTGATGCAGTTGCCGCCGTAGCTGTATTCTTTAATGGCGGCGAGGCCGGCACTGGTGATGTTCGTGTCGGTGACAATGGACTTCAGTGGAGTCTTCTTCCAATAGACTACAGCTGCACCGAAATTGTACTTGAAACCATCCCGGAAAACCTTGAGCAGTTCACGGGGCCATCCATAGCGTACAGACTGATCGCCAACGGCAGTCTCAAATTGCATGGCGGCAGTCATGTTTTCAGGTGTGGAGACCACACCGAAGACTGGATGACTTGTCAGAAAGACGCCAGCTTGGTAGGCAACGGCGCTTTCAATCTGCGGCATCACGATCGGCACGGTGATATCTTGCAGTTTGCGCGCGTCCCCTTGCATGTTTGCCCGGACAGCCTTGATGTGTTCTGCAGTCGTGTTGAGTTGGCGCTGATATGCGCGATCTCGGTAGCGCAGCAGAGCACGGAAATCAGAAAGCGAAGTGCCGGCGCGCTCTGCACAGTCACGAGCATACGCAAGTAGTTCTTTACGCTGTTCGAGATTGAGCGTGTTGACAATTGAAATTACAGGGTTGGCCATGTGTTTGCTCCGCAGATTGGAATTTGTGGTTGGATTCAGAATGGTAAAGCTAGTGTATCGGAGTGACTGGCGTCTACAGGTTCCGAATCCACATCGAAAATGTTCTTGACAATGAACTCAGGATAATCTCGCATGACTTCTTCTACGTAGCCAAGAGGGTCAATGATGTCATCCTTGTTGTTGATTTTGAGTGGGTTCCACTCGGTAATCTGATGCAGGACCTGTGAGCGTATGGATGGGTGCAAGTAGATTTCTGCAGATAGTAGCCGGAGGAGTCCCCGCTTGATGCGGTTGTTTTTAGCTTGCCCTTTGGGAGAGAGCTCAACGAAGTAGAAGCCGGTGATTCCCTCTTGCTCACAATAGTGATCAAACCAGAAAAGCAGCGTAGACTGGTAGGCAACACCTTCTACAGCAATGAGGCGAGTATTGCGCTCCATGCCCATCTTGACCGCCGCGCGGATGGTCTCCAGAGGAGAGAATGTGTCAGTCAACAGCTGATCGAAGATCGGCTTACCATCACAGACACTGTAATGCTCAATGGTGCAATCGTCACCTTGCTTCTTTCCAGACGAGGGATCAATAAGGATGAAGGAACCTTCAGGATCAGCGTCCTCATAATAGGAGGGAAGTACTGGAATCTTGTTAATGTCTATACCAGAGGCAGAGGCAATGTCTGTAGAGTTCAGGATTTCAGAAATGAAGATTTCTGCATGGCCCATTTCCGCATCAGATTGGTATTCACTGAGGAGTTCTTCAGCTGGGCGCAGTTCCTCCCACAGACTGGAGCCATCTGCAAGAATGCCACCTACAATGAATGATGTCCATTGGGTGTTATTTTTGAGTTTTTCAAGGATACAGTTTTGCGGATACATGTTGCCTACGTAGATGTAGGTGCAGCCGTCATTACTGCGGGCCTTCATGAGTGTGCCAAGGATCCACTTCAGGAGCTGATCACTGAGTTCCTTGTTTTCGCTGGTTTCTCGCTTCTGCACGTCGTCCATAATAATGACGTCAGGTCGCTTATTCTTCCGGTTGATGCCTCGGACTGCTGTTCCTGCACCAATGGCGCGGAGGATGATTGCCCGTCCGCGAAAATGAAATACCTTGAGGGCTTGAGTATCTACCTCAATCTGTACCTGCCAATTACCGAATAGTTTACGGATATTGGGAGAGCCTAGCAAATCGCAGATATCAGAGAGTGTGTTGATTGCAAGATCTTCAGAGGCTCCGACAATGAGGATGAATTGTTTTGGAGAGAATAGAATGTACCAGAGGCAAAGCAGCTTGATGAATGTAGTCTTTGCAAATCCCCGAGGAATACCTATTGCGTACCGTTCCAGCTTATCCTTGAAGGAGGTAAGCATGTGGAAAAGGGTAATGTAGAATGGAGGGAATTGCAGTGTGAACTCGTCAGGTGCAGATAGCATCCCAAGAAAGTTTAGGTCTTGACGAGTAAGTTCTGCTGCCTCCTGCGAGGATGTTTGTAGTTCAGTTGTGTCTGTATTCATAATTTAGTCGCTCCGCTACGCTCCAACCCGCTTGCCGGCGGTTGCGAGCCTACTTCAAACTGCACCTCCCCACAAGGCAACCTGCTTCGCAGGCTCGCTGCGCTCGGCCTTGCTGGTGAGCCTCCGCAGTTCTCGTGCGGCTGCGCCCGCGGTCAAGGGGATTGTCACTCCGCTCCGCTCCCAAGCGCAAGCAGTTATCCCATGTCGCCAGCGCCCGGGCCATCCCCAGACTAGAGGGTCATAGCCTTTCCTATAAATATGCGCCCCTGTACTAGCGGGCGCGCGAGGGGGATTAGACTTCCGGCGACCAGCCCGCTTCGGCCTGCCGACGCGCCCACAACTCGGGCACAGTGCCGACGATGATCGTCCCGGCCTCGGCTCGCTCGCGCAAACCCTTTGCAAGCGCCGTCGCTTCTGCCCTGGAACAGATCAGACCTGCATTCGTGGCCTCGCTGAAGTCGTGCATCACGACAGTACAGTCAGCGCCTCGACCCACTTCAAGGTCGATGTCCGCCAGCATCTGCGCAGCGGTCCGATCTGTTGAGCTAATGCCACTATAGGCATACGGGGACGGGATGCCGTAGGAGCCATAAATGCCACGAGACACCACGCCACGAGCAGACAGCAGCCCGATTTCCCGCGCCCTGTCGTCATACGGCTTGCTGTGTACGCCCTGCACCCAGGCCAGGTGCATCGCACCGTCTGCATACCCGCGCATCGTCAGCTCGTCAGCGCAGACCAGCACATCGGCAGCCCATTCATCGACCGTTGCAGTGCCTGCCTGCTTGTTGCTGTGCGTGTGGTTGCCCAGCACGTTGCCCTTGTGCGCCAGCCGGGATATATCAGTCCATCTCATGTAACTCGCATTGTCACCACTAATCAGTGCGGTATGCAGAAACAGCGTCATCGGCACACCATAGGAGTTAAACGCCGGGGCGCCAACATCGCGCACGCCCAACCATCCATCATCTGCTGTGATGCAAACCATCGGCGTACGCCGGCGCACGACCTCGGCATGCAGGAACTGTGAGCGCCCTGCGGAGGATCCTGCGGCGGCAGAGTGCAGAACGCGCAAGGTCTTGTAGTTCTGGTAGGTCGAGGCGTCAGCAGGCTTTGGGCCAGCTCCGGTGAACTCCGACAGGCGACGCGCGCAGGCCACCACCCCGGCACCAGCGTATTGCACCGCCGTACTGGTCTCGTAGGTGGATGAGATTCCGTTCGTCGTGCCGGTTTCGTAAAGCCACGCAGAGATCGAATACAGGCCGCCGATATCCTCAGGAATGAAAAAGTACAGAACGATCACGTCATCGAGGGTGAGATTCACATCGACCGTTGCTTGCGCGTATGCGAACTTTGTCGCCCCGCCGCCGTCCGGTGCGGTGAATTCCGCCGCCTGGCTGGAAAACCGTGTATCGAGCGCGTCAGCTAGGACCGACGCGCCGCCGCTTGGCCCAACCAGCGTCATGGTATCAATGCCCGGAGTCATCAGAGGGCGACGAATCGCCTGCTGCTGCACGCTCGACCACCAGCGCGGATTCAGGGTATGGAGACGTTGCCCGCCCGCCGACAACCTATTCCCCCCACCCGG